GGATCTTCGAGAGGTCTAACGACATAGCCTTCAACCGCTCCTCACAGGCAACTTGCTCGGATGGCAACATGCCAAAAGCCTCCCAAAACGACACGCGTGTGGCGTCATGTACCCTGACCACTTTGCGTGCCATACCGGCTGCAAGCCTCGCGAATCCACTCTCCAGACCGGGGTGCCTCCCACATGAGACACCCTGTCCAGCACGGATGAGCCCCAGGTAATACTCCTGGAACACTGGCACACCACCAGTCATCGACAAGCCACACTGCCCGATGTTGGTTGCCCAACCTTTGGCCATGTTGCCCATCTCTAACGGCAGCACGCTGTGAGCATCCTTGGCCATGGCCACTGGTGCATTCCGGCACATGATGTACCCCTCTGGGGTCCACAGTGGGTGTGTTTGGCAAAACTCAATCTGCTCAAACACATACACCGGCTCCTCCACTTTCATGGTGAAGCCCATATCCAGAAACCAGTCTGACAGACTGCGCTTGCCACCACAGTGCTGAAACCTCTTCAGGTCTTTTGCTTCCATGATAACAACACAGTCGTCGCCATTGTTGGCCAGCGACGCTCTCACCCCGGACTCTTTGAGGTAGGCCCAGACCATGGCACACATTAGCAAGCAGTTTCCAAGCGCCGTATTCATGTCTCCACTCATGCGGCATCCTTCCACTACGTACTTAATGTGCCCGTCCGATGCCCTGGCAATTCCCCTGTTCCTGATCTGCATCTGGAGTAATTTGGCCAGCCTCTTACGATCGCCATCGCGGAACAAAGACAGGTAGACACTGTGCTCCCACCGAAGTGCATCCGGGGAAACATGCTGGTCAAACCTACTCGCATCCAGACCAATAGCAACCGGCTTGTCAAACTGGTCCCATTTCTCACGCAGAAGCCTACCAGACTCAGCGGAATTGTACCCCTTCAGCACGGTAACCCCACCGAACACCTTCGCTATGCCGCGGTAGATGTCCTTCTCCAGGCGCTTCAGAAAACAACCCACTGACGCGTTATACCTCGGTTGACGCGGTTGTATCACTCGAGGGGCAGGATCTGGCTTGCTGGACAAGTTGACCTTTTCTGCCTTCACAAACGT